TAAATAAACTGCTCTATCTCTTGTGTAGCAAGGGATGGAGCTTTTTTGTAAATTATGGGATTTTTTTTGACCATACTTTTGACCATACTTTCTTAGAAGTTAATATAATTTGTTAGTTTTTGTGTTGTTTCTTCTTTTTTGCTGTTAGTAATGTGTGTATATGTGTCCATAGTAGTTTTTATATTTGCGTGGCCCATTCTTTCTTGGACTTCTTTGTGATCTGCGCCTGCCTCATATAGCATTGATGCATGTGTATGTCTAAAACCATGCAGACCGATATAAGGTAAGCCGGCACGCTCACGATATATATTGTATCTTTCTGCCACTGACTGATTAATTGTGAAATTATTTTCGTCATTGGTAAACAAATAATTAGCTTTAGTAAATCCTAATTGAAATAAGTACTTTCTTTGTTCGAGCTTCCAAAATTTTAGTTGCTTTATAGTTTTTTCATCTAAATAAATTATTCGATTTGATTTTTTGGTTTTAGGAGTTTCAGATATATAATATTTATCTGAACGAGCTACAGTTTTTTTAATGGCCATTTCATTTGTTTTAAAATTAATATTGTCCCAAGTGAGTGCTAATATTTCGCCGATTCTACATCCGCTGAATGCTAATAGTCTAAAGAGCGTATAGTCTCTGTTTTTAAAATATGGATTCTGTTCTTGAGATACTTCATTTAGAAATAATTCCAACTGTTCTTTTGTATATAATTTTAATTTCTTTTCTGTTTTAATTTGTGGCTTTGGAATAAGTAAATTTAATGTTGGATTATCAGATGTTAAACCAATATTTATAGCATACTTAAAAACTTTATTCATATAGTTTATGAAAAGAGGGTACTGCTTTGAAGTTCCTTTTTCACTCCAATCATTTACTACCTTTTGACAATATGCCGTATTAATTTTAGAAAGCTTAATATTTCCAAATTTGGGATATATATGTTTATTAAAGATTATTTTAGTCCTTGAATATGAACTTTCTTTTACAGTTTTTTTGTAGCTTTCTAGCCATAGTTCTGCTGCTTCTTTGAAAGTAGTATTTGTACTTGTGGGCATTCCTGTTTTTTGTAATTCTAGTTCTAACCTAGAAAGTGCTGTTTTTGCTTCTTTTTGTGTTCTAAATCCTCGTTTAGTAGTATATTTTTTCTTTCCAGTTAGCGGATCAATACCGAGATAAGTTTTAAAGTACCATGCTTTTTCGCCATTTTTCTTTTTATATTGTTTTATCATTGCCATCAATATTACCCCTATTCAAATTCTAATTCTGCCATGCTATCATTGAAAAATTCGATCAGTCCTTGTTCCTCTATAAATTCAAGCCATATTTCCTTCCCGTTAATTAATGGAACTCCTTTTTCTTTACGAATTGTTTGATACAAGTTAGTCACGACTTGTTTCCACATTTCTAGTACAGCTTTATCTATTTTCTTATCATCCCAGCGTTTTTTTGGGGGTCTATTTTTGTTTTTTTCAATTTGATAATTAGTAGCTTTGATGATAAATGTTTCGTATCCGGTTGTGTTTTTTTCTAACCATTCTTTGAATTCTGTATATATCATTTTTGTTCACCTTTCTATTTTTGAACATATGTTCTTTTTTGCTTAAAAAATTTTAGAGAGCTGCATAACAATAGATGCGAGCTTTTAATAATTCTTTCACAAGTGGTTCGAAGCGAACGCTTAAATTGTTATCTTCTATAAATTTCATGTAATTGATATTGTGTGGTTCTAATTCAGACTTTGCAATATATCTATCTAATAATTTTTCAATCATGAAGCGATCAGCCTCATATTCCATTTTTGAATGGAGAGAGAATGCTAAGTTATATAAAAAATAATTATCATGATGTTTAGAAGCGTGTCCTAATTCATGTAATAAGGTTCTTTGTCTTCTATACTTAGATAAATTAGCTTTTATTACTATGGTATTCATACAAGCAACATAATGGCCATCGGCATCAAGGTTTTCACGCTCTTCTACCTTAACGCCGAGTTCGTTAATTATCATTTCAATTTGACTGTCCAATTGACTCACCTACTTATTTAGTTATCTTTTTTCTCTAAATATGCTTCAATCATAGCTGATAGTATTTCCCTATCATTATCGGTGAGCGGTTTTCCGTCGCTACTCATAACAGATGCTAAAGCTTCTTCCACGGTTAGTTTTCTTTCCTCTGATGCAACACTTATGTTGGGATCATCTGTGCGACCTAGTAAGTAATCTGTTGAAACATGGAAATAGTCAGCAACTTTTATTAAATTAGTTCCTTTGGGTATATTCTTTTTCCAAGAATAAAGTGAATTTTTACCAATTTCTAGCTTTTCTTCTAAAGCATTTACTGAAATGCCTTGACTATCACAAAGTGATTTAAGCCTGTCAAAAGCTGTCATATCAAGTTTCCTCCGTTTCGCTAACGAAGAGTATTAAAACTAGAGCTAAAAAAATGCTTTTTTCGGCTTGACAATTAAAACTAGATTTAATATACTGTATTCGTAAGCTAATTTAATAAGCTAACAAGCAATAAGAAAGACACCTTATAAAATAAACAAATTCGAGGTCGGCAAACTTAGAATGCTAATTTACAAGGTAATTCTGTGCTTATTTAACTGTGATTTAATTCTAAATCTAGTTTTAAAAAAAGTCAACAAAATTAGCTAATTTTATTAGCTTACATATTTAAAGAAAAGGAGGAAACATCATGAAACAAAATAAAAAAACTCCTTCCGCAAAAGGAGCTTTAATAACTTTAAATTTTAAAGACCAAAAGTTTAGTGCTGTTGTTGATGAAATTCATCCACAAGAGCATCAAAAAAATTCTTTTGCAACTGACGAGAAAAAGACTCAGAAACGCTCTGAGAAAGTTCTTCGAATAATTCAATTTCTGTTGGAAAAGATTCGTCATTTTGGAAATCTATTTTGAATTCTTTATTAACAGTCTTGAATACGGTTTGTTTGAATAAGGCGTCAACATCCATATTAAATTCTTCCATACTATTTTCACCTCGCTTTCTATTCAAAATTATACCAAAGAAAGGAATGAGCAAAATGAACACACCACAAATTTTTAATTTCGGACAACAGGAAGTAAGAACAGTTTTATTAAATGATGAACCGTATTTTGTAGGTAAAGATGTAGCTGAGATTCTTGGATACGAACGTGCAGACAACGCTGTCAGAAATCATGTTGACGAAGAGGATAGGCTAATGCACCGAATTAGTGCATCAGGTCAAAATCGTAATATGACAATCATCAACGAGTCAGGCCTTTACAGTTTAATCTTAAAATCAAAACTTCCTTCTGCCAAAAAATTCAAACGATGGGTAACAAGTGAAGTGTTGCCAGCAATTAGAAAACATGGAGGTTATCTAACTCCAGAAAAAGTAGAAGAAGCCTTGCTTAATCCAGATACAATCATCCAATTAGCAACTAAGTTGAAAGAAGAACGTACTGGAAGACTAATCGCAGAACAAAAAATTGCAGAATACGAACCCAAAATTTCGTATTTGGATAGTATCTTATCTTCTACAGATTCAGTAACAATTAGTCAGATTGCAGCAGATTATGGGATGTCTCCACAACAGATGAACAAACTACTTCATAAACTAGGTATTCAGAAAAAAGTAGGCAACCAATGGTTATTATGCAAGAAACATATGAGACAAGGATATACAAAATCTCATACAACTGAGATTCCGAAATCTGATGGTGGAACAAAAGTTGTGATGAATACAAAATGGACTCAAAAAGGACGTTTGTTCATTTATGAGTCGCTAAAAAAAGAAGGATATATTCCAGAAATTGATCTATTAGAGGAGAGATAGTTATGTCGCAGGACTTCATTTTAAAAGTGCGTGTGGCGCTAGCTACGCATAACAAGAGTCAAGCTTGGTTAGCTGAAAAGATTAATATTTCAACAGCTTATATGTCGGATATTATGAATGGACGTAGAAAGCCAGATAAACAAATCAAGCCAATTGAAGCAGTATTAGCAGAATTAGAAAAGGAGGAAAAACATGCAAATAACAATTCCAGATAATTTAGTAGTTTCCGAATTAACTACACAGATCACGAATGCTGTGCTTAATTCATTGGACGAACGATTGCACCTTATGAACAAATCAGTAGAGCTTCCTCCATATCCAAACAAATCAGAGGTAAGAAAAGTTTTAGGAATTGGTGATGACAAATTAACACATTGGATAAACCTAGGCTTAAAAACACAGCAGTGGAGCAAGTTAGACATCAGAATTGAACGATCGGAACTCCAAAGATTTTTGAAAGAAAACTTTGAGTTCTAAAGGCAAAGGAGAATGATTTTATGTCCTACACATTGCAACAAGAACATCAAATTCTCCGTTTGATTAAACAACGCAGGAAACAATTACAAGATGATCGTGAAGCGCTTAGAAAAGCCGATGAGCTATCAGATAGACAAGCTGAACTAATCGCTTCTGAACTTGAGGATTTGAGAATGCTAGAAATAAAAAATAGGGAGATTAGATTATGAAGAAGACAGACACACTTTTTATAGGATTCATCCTAGGGCTATTAGTGATAGTAGCACACCAAAGTATTATCGGGGGAAGTTTGTTCGCAGCATTGATGGTTTTAATCAATCTGCTTGATTCAAAAGAAAGGAGCAACTATGGCACGAGAAGAAGCGCTAAAAATCGGTAAAGTGATTGCTGATAATTGGTGGGCAAATAGCCGTCCTATTATTTTAAGCAAGCAACATATCGAAAAGCAAAAAGCATGGCAACAAATAAAAAAGTGACTCCGCCGACCAAAGCAATGAGTCACTCAAAAAATCATAACTAAGGAGATTTTAACATATGGAAAATGAACTTTCCACTCTAGATCAATATTTGACTGATCCTAGTTGGGGCAAATCGAATATCAAGGAAACAAATAATCGAAAAATCAGACGAAATCTCTTGACGGATGAAGAACTAGCATGTGATCAAGATGACTTGGGAAATTTTGTGAGTATTTGGGATCATGTCTATCTTATCCATTTATCGAGGAAGTCCAAAAAACCTGAGTATATCTATGTCATCGAAGATGGCTTGATTGATGCGCTAGAAGAGTACGACAGAGATAACTTGATTGATATCTCTTATTACGGACAAGGCAAAAAATACATCGCTGAAATGGAGGCAGAATTTGATGAGTGAAAAGGAACAACCTTTGAAAAATAGAAGTGATAATACGCTTTTTAATAGCTTATACAAAATAAATGTTAAAGGTGTTACTGAAAAACGAAATAACCTCACTTATCTTTCGTGGGCATGGGCTTGGGCAGAAGTTAGCAAAGTGTGTGAGGCAGTAGATTATGAAATCTATCGTGATCCAGAAACGCATCGTCCATACCTCTTTGATGAAAAAACAGGCTATATGGTTTTTACCAGTATCACAGTCAACGGAGTAAAGCGTGACATGTGGTTGCCAGTCATGGATGGTGCAAACAAGGCAATGAAAGATGAGCCATATACCTACGAAGTCAATGATTATCAGTGGAATAACGAAACGAAGAAAAAAGAGATTGTTGGAAAAATCGAAAAGCGAGTTGAAGCAGCAACTATGTTTGATATCAATAAAACAATCATGCGTTGTCTTGTAAAAAATCTAGCGATGTTTGGGCTAGGGCTATATATATTTGCTGGCGAAGATATGCCAGAAGATGTCTCGATGCTTGAACCAGCTAGCCAAAGAAGCAAAAAGCTATTCTTAGATGCTTTACAACTGGTTGCTAACAAGTACGAGAAATCAATTGATGAAGCAATTGTTGCGTTGACTGATGCGGCTTCTATAACCGCTGATGACAGTAAATGGACCAAGAGAGACTTGGGCATTCTAAAATGAGGCGTTAATTGGCTTGAAGATCAGTACAGAGACGAAACAAAAGAGAAGTGATATGAGTGTTTAAACCATTAATCGATTCATATTCAGCAGTTCTGAAAAAGTTCAAAGGGAAAGACATAGGCGCAACCATCAATGAGGAAGTGAACATTGATCGACTAAAGACGATGTATGACGGCTACGATGGTGATCGAGTTATTGAAATTCGTTTTATTGATCCTAGACGTTTCACTGTACAGCAACGAAACTTCATCTATGCGCTGATAGGCGATATTTTCATCGATACAGGCATGCCAACGGACTTCTGGAAGGAATTCTTCTATTTCCGTTTCGAGGGTGTCACAGGGCGCAAAATAAGTCTCAAAGACGAATCGAGCACAACCGTGAGTGATGCCAATATCTTAGCGAATATCATCCTAGATTTTATCTTTGAACATCATATTCCTTTCAAAGAAGGTTATGAGATTTTACCAGCTAATCAAGAATATTACTTCTACAAATGCATCACAAAAAGAGTCTGCTGCATCTGTGGCAAAACAGGAGCTGACATCGATCACTTTGACAAAGCGCTAGGAAGACGAAAGCGCAAAGAAGTTGATCATTCAGAGTACACATTTGCAGCACTCTGCAGAATCCATCACACGGAGAAGCACAAAATAGGTGTGATTAATTTCAAAAATAAGTATCAAATCAAAGGGATCAAGTTAAACCAGGAAACAATTAAGAAACTTAGAATAGGAGGGTAAAAAATATTGTCTGACAACAAACGCTACTACTATTTAAAACTAAAAGAGAATTTTTTCGATAGTGACGAGATGGTTCTCTTAGAAAGTATGCCAGATGGCTATATTTATTCTAATATTCTTCTCAAACTTTATTTAAGAAGTCTAAAACACGAAGGTAAGTTGATGTTTAATGACAGGATTCCATTTAACTCTACAATGCTCGCAACTATTACAAGACATTCTGTAGGAGTCGTAGAAAAAGCGGTACAAATTTTCCGTGATTTGCAGCTTATTGACGTATTAGATAACGGAGCAATTTATATGTCTGATATACAAAGTTTCATTGGAAAATCCTCAACTGAAGCAGATAGAAAAAGAGAATACAGAAAGAAAATAGAAGAGGCAAAACGGAATTTAATAACTGGAGGACAAGTGTCGGACAAATGTCCAGACAAAACTACACCAGAGTTAGAGATAGAGTTAGAGAAAGATATAGAGTTAGAGAAAGATATAGAGAATGTAACGCCTTCGAAAAAATCGAAGGCTAAGCCCGTCCGTCATAAATACGGAGAGTATAAAAATGTTCTTTTGTCAGGTGAGCAGATGGAGAAACTCAAAACAGAATTCCCTAATGATTACCAAGAGCGAATCGAACGACTGTCAGAGTATTGTGAATCATCTGGTAAGACTTATAAAAACTATTTGGCAACTATTCGAAGTTGGGCAAGGAAAGAAAAAAGTGAGCCTAAGAATGCAAGTAGTGCATACAAGCGCACAGGACGACGAGAGAAGCTTCCAGAATGGGCAATCGACCAAGAAGCCTATCAAAAGAAAAAAGCGCTAGAACGAGCTAATAGACAATCAAAAGCACCATTCTAAGAGGTGGAAAATTGAAAATCGATTATCTAGAACTGATCAATGAAATAGCAAGTTACAAAACTGGTGAGGAAATAGAGATTCTGAGAGACGTTTATGAACAACTTGATGAAGCTGGAATCGAACGAATTAAGAATGATCGTTCAAGTTGGAGTAAACTCAGATACTATTTCGCACTTTATATCGATGCAACACAATTAAGAAATTTAGCTTATACAAAATTACTATTTGTTGATTGCGTTAAAGGATTGCAAAAACATCTTAGTGAACTTGAACAGGTGTAATCAGATGGATCTAAAAACATTTACAGCACAGATCGAACTAATGCATCAAGAAGCTTTAAGACAAAGCGCCTCGTACGAAGACAAGTGGCTCAACACGTTCCATGGTGGACGTGAGAGCGCACTTGATCAAGTACTCAAATTATTGAAAGGGGAACGTCGGGATGGGTAAGAAAGCGGCAATGCAGCGAATTATCGAATTGACTTATTCAGAAGATTGGCAAAATGACAAAGAAGCTGCTTCGGAAGTGATGAGACTTGGAAGAGAGATGTGGGCAGACAAGAGCAACAAGCCAAGACCGCGAAAAATCGCAATCTGGCATGGCGACAAAATTCTAGTCACAGGAACTGCCCAGCAGTTAGCAACTCTCACAGGATTGCACGAGAAAATCGTGAGAAAGAGAGCTAGGTGTGGATACACAGACGTTAAGAAGAGAACGTTTAGGTACGTGGAGGAATCATCATGACAACAGAAGAAGTGATTCAAATGCGTATTCGAAGCATTCAGCGTGAAATTGACGATCTGGAACGAACAAAGGCAGTGATGGTCAATGAAACGGCTAGAAAGGCAATCGATTTGCACATTGAGAATTTAAGAAGGGAAATTCGTAGATTGGAGGAATGAGCGTGGATAAGAAAGCAGCAATGAAACGAATCATCGAACTGACACATTCTGAGAATTGGCAAGAAGACAAAGAAATAGTTGCAGAAGTCCAAAAGATCGGTAAATCAATGTGGACTGAAAAGCCTAAACGGAAAACGCCGAGAAGAATTGCAATCTGGCATGGTGATCGAATTCTAGTAACAGGTACTGCTGAACAGTTATCTGAAATTACTGGATTAAGCAAAAACATCATCTGGGATAGAGCTAGGAGCTTATGGATTGATTCAAAAGGGCGACAGTTTAGGTATGTGGAGGAGAAAAAATGAACGAACTAATCACAAAAGTAGAGAAGTGGGCAAAAGATAAGGGATTGGATCATGCGGATCCAAAAGCACAGTTTTTGAAAGTAGCTGAGGAATTCGGGGAAATCGCTTCAGCAATGGCAAGAAGTAATGATGAGCTATTTAAAGATAGCGTAGGAGACGTAATCGTCACTCTGATTATCCTTTCCATGCAAAAAGGGACAAACGTACAAGAGTGTTTAGAAATGGCGTACAACGAAATCAAAGGACGAACAGGCCAAATGGTAGATGGTGTATTCGTGAAGTCGAGTGATTTGGAGGATAGCAAATGATAAAAAAGCTCATTCAATTCAGCATGGATTTATATGATATCGAATCAGGAGCAACAGTATCTGTGGAATCGGATCATCTAATTATAAATTTTGGTGGAAAGCGCCAGATTATTTTGTGGGTAGTTGATGATGTACTGTTTCCAGAAATCGTACATGATTTCGAAGAATCAAAAGCTGTTGAGTTTGAAATAGTGAAAAAAGTAATGGAATTGATTGAAAAATACGAGGAGGACAGCAAATGATACCGAAGTTTAGAGCATATTCAAAAGAAGAAAATGAAATGTACTATCCGCATAATGATAAAAATGTGGATTGGACAATAGACGATGAAACAGGCTTTATTGCTCCGCTTGTAAATTTAGGCGGCGGCATGTGGGGAATGATTGACAAGTACGAACTCATGCAGTCCACAGGGCTGAAAGATAAGAATGGCGTAGAAATATTTGAATGGGATGTAGTATTAGTCAGCGTACAAAACGGATTCGATTACTTAGATAATAAAGTTTGTGTTGTCAAAAATTCAATAGGACATTCGGGATTAGTGTGTGTCACTGTTGATGAAGATTTAGAGTATCGAATTTTTAACACAGAGCTGTTTGAAGAATACACGTATGAAGTCATCGGAAATATCTACGAAAATAGCGAGTTATTGGAGGAACAGTAATGAAAGACTGGTTAGAAGAAGCAAGCGTCTTAGTTGGCTGTTTCATAAACTGTGCGTTTATATCTGTAATTATTGCACTGGTGGGATTTGTATCATTGAAAGTGATTATATTGCTTTGGCAGTTAATTTTTTAGGAGGAACAGCGATGAATAAACAGGAATTGATTGATGAATTAGCTAAATATGTAAAGAGTTATGAGAACGCTATGGATGAGCATGGTCAAGGAAGGTACGGCGCTTATGAAGTATCTTTAAAGTTGGTGAAAAGACTAAATGAATCAAAAATTACAGACGAACAAGCTTGGAATAAGGTAGCTGAGGCTTATCCTGAATCGGCACAAAGCTTGAGAAACACTTTAGATAATGCTGTATTTGGTAAGACTGGTGAACATCAGAAACCAGTGGTGCCGAAGTTTGTGGCGGAATGGATAGAATACGCTAAAAAGAAAGGCGATAGTCTAGCTATTTCATTCAAGCCGTGGAACCTCTACGGTGTTGAGTATAGCAAAGCTGATAGATGGATTGAAGATAATCAAGAAACGTTTGCTCGTGCTTGGATAGACGGCTACGAGGTCGAGGAATCTAAGTGGGTGGTAAACGAAGGCGATTTAGTCATTCGTAAAGGTGAGCATGAGGCGAAGGTATATTTCGTTGAGAGCGTTGATGATGATGGAATACTTTTGGTGAACGGTATTAAAGATGAATTTTTTACTGATTTGGACGATCGTTCGGTTGGCGAAGAATCAATCAACTACTTTTATGAAAATTTTAGATTGTTAGCAAAGAAAGAGAACTTGGAAGCCGAGAAAGTGGAGGTGTGAAATGAATATCACAGAAGAAGCTGAATATTTTATAGAATTACCAGCAAAACAGAATAAACTTTATGTGAATTATGATATCGAAGAGAATATCAGCATTGATGCGATCAGAGTAACTCGTTTTACGGAATCAGAAATAAAAGAAATTGATGAAAGATACTGGCCGTTTGCTGTGCCAGTGGAAGAGGTGGCGGAAGGATGAAACTAAAAGACGGATTTTACGCTAGTAGTCATGGTATTGGCGGTTTGATGCTAGATATGCCGACAAAGAACCCTAAAACACGCAAGAAACCAAAAGTCAAAGTCGGCGACATGGTTCGATGTGAAGCAGAAGAGTTCATCTATCCATTTCGTGGATATGTAGAACACGTCTATAACCACTCGGCAATCATTCACATTGAAAACACGATGAAATGTGACAAGTGGTTAGCGAAAAGCAAAAAGAATTTAGCTGTAGCGAGATTGGTGGATATGGAGGTTATAAACAATGGAATTTAAAATCTTTGAAGAGGACACTCGCTATAAATTAGAAAAAGAATTAAACGATTTTGCGTAAAACAATGAGATTCAGCATATATCTTTAGCAACTTCTAAGAGAGGTTATGCAAATTACTATGCAGCTGTTGTGAGCTATGTAAGTCGAGAAGTGTAACTCGGCAAATAAAAAAAGCCGGATTCCTCCGACTATGAATAATATTTCCGACATAAGTATTATATCATAATTGGGGGAATCAGAGGATGGTACTTTTCGATGTAAAGAAATATGAGACACCAAGCGCGAAAGATGTTGATATGGAACGCACAAAACATAATGTCGCTGTGTTTCTTTCAGCATATCTATCAGCTAGATGTAGAGTAGGGCAACCTCGAGAACCAAAAGTGACAGCGTCTTATTCCTTGGTTCCACCTTCTACAGCTGATCATATATTTGAATCAGAAAGAATGCTGATCGATAAAGAAGAAGCACAAGAAGAATTTGAGTATCTGCATAAATTGTTTGTTCGAGGCTATTCAGCGATACAGCATCCGCATAAGCCTGATGTGACTGAAAGGCGCAAGAAGATATTCTATGATCGTTATATCAATGGTCTGCCCATTTATGTAACTGCTCAAAGGAATAATACTAGCGAAGAATCGGTTAAAGTAGAATCAAACAGAATTATCATCCAATTCGCTTCATCGTTAGAACTGGTTGCTTTCAAGTAGCCAGTTTTTACACTTTTTATACCCTTTTATTACCCATTTGGTTTCCATTTTATACCTTTTTTATACCAATCACTTACCTAACTGACGTGTTATTATGGTAGTGTCGAAAGATTAGGAAACAGGACTTCGACAAAATAAAATGTAAGGGAGGAAATCTCCCTCATCGTTTAATTAAGCTTCGATAGACAGCAGTGAATACTAACAAGGATGTGAACTCAACTCTTGCAGAATTGTTCGTACACTGTTGTCTATTAATATTATTTCGAGGAGGCACATTATGGAAAATGGGTTAGTTGCAGCATATGAGAATATGGATCGTGATCAATTGATCAGTGTAATCACTCAGCAAAAAATGGAAATTAATGAACTTGCTGCGGTTGGCAAAGCTTACAAGCAGCATTTGGAAGAAACTATTGAGTATCGTTCAGTAGAAAAGTACAGATCAGTGGCGCAAAAAAATAGAGCAACGAGTCCTGATCCTCGTCAAGATGTATCGATTGGTATCAAGACGCCAGTATTTAATTCTGTTAAATCAGAAAAGCTAGAAAGTATCTCAACTGCTTTGGTAGAAAAAGCAGCTGAAATGAACTCCCTAGCAAATGAAGTTAGTCGTCTTATTTAGTCATATCGATAACTTGAGAGTCTTTGGTGATTCCGTTTTTTATAGAATTAATGGTTTGTTCAGCGGAATATTTAGTCAAGTATGTTTCGCTAGTTGCTACTACTTCATTGTTATCGGACTTAATAACGAAGTAATATTGGCCATTAGTTGCTTCTCTTATAACAAAGTACAAATTTTTCACCACCTTTTAATTTATTTCAGCGGACCACTCGCTGATAACTAAAATTATACGCTTAGTATTTATTTTCACAATATTAATTTGTCACTGTGGCGGAAAGGGTAGACGCTAAGCATGCGTGCTAGGTCAATGCTTCGGCAACCATGCAATGTTCGATTCATTGCCAGTGACTTTAGCAACTGAGGGTTGGAAATGGGCGCTCAAAGTACACGAGCAAGGCGAGGTCGATAGTAATCGATGGAATCGGTGTAGGTTGCTAGTACATAGTTGGTTAGGTTAGATTGAGTTTTGGGATTTGGTACAAATGAATCGTAAAATGACTCAAGCACAGGATCGGAAACGTCCCTGCCTGTGCATTACATATTAGATCACTCTTTGAGTGGTCTTTTTATTTTGCACAAAGGAGGATTAGAAATGGCTGTGTCATTAATGGATACCTCTTGGGGTCAAGTAGATAATTTTTATTTAGATTCTCCTTTACCGAAACAGTCTATTTGTTATAATTTAAACAAAAAGATTGAGAAGAGGGAAAAACAAATGGATCCACAATTAGTTGAACTAAGCGCGAGGCTTACCGAGGTAGCACTAAAAACTACAGCAACATCAATTTCATCAAAACTTAAAGCTGTAAAACAAAGCAGAGATGATAAAAAAATAATTGCTGAAATGAACGATATGATTTATGAATTGCTTGATGATAAACAGGAGTTAGAAGCCATAGCAAAATCTTACCAAGAAGAATTCATCGCACAAAAATTGAGTGAAGACGATCTGAAGTATATTTCCTCAACTGTTTTACCAATTATGAAAAAATTTCTTGAAGAATTAGCCGAAACACAAGAAGTAGAAGAGCGATTAAAGACAATAAAATTAATTGAATCTTTGGATGCATTTGAGTCACTGCTATCCATAAATACTTTAAATGTTCTTCAGCTTATTGGATTTAACTTCAAAAAAGGAATTGGCGAGCCATTAACTGAGTTAATCAAAAATTCTATAAATGGTTCAAATAAAAAAGATCAGATAAAATATAACGAACTTATTGCGGAAAGGGATATTGAATACTTCAAATTGATCCAAGATAAAGAAGCATATGATCGGTTTATGAGTTTAAGGAATTGATAATGAAGATCACTCTTTGAGTGGTCTTTTTATTTTGAAAGGAGTTTTATCTATGAATGAAAAACAATTAAGAGAGTTATTTAAAACGAATGAAGCAAACCAAACCATGGAGGCGACATTCTATGAAACTCAAAAAAGCTTAGCGTTAATCGCAAAGCAAGCCAAGTATTTCTATGACCAGCTTATTCTACAAGGGTTTAATGAAGGACAGGCTATGGAATTTATGATGCGAACCTTTTCTGCCAATAACCAACAGAAAGAGTGATACATAATGAGGAACTACTGGTATGTATCACTAACAAACCGATATCCGCAACCGAACACTGATGATCCAGTGAGGGTTGTCCAATCAGTCCAAATTAAAAAGAAATACTCCATTGTTGAAATGACCAGGTAAGCTACACCAAACGAAGTGGATAAATGTAAACTTCTTTATTGCGGTCATGGATATTGGAAAGACGAATATATTCAGAAAAATATTAGGAGGTACTTATCATAAAAAATTTTTATGAAGCTGTTCTAAAAACAACAGTAAGCAAAGAGTTATCAAAAGTGTATAAGAAAGCATTGGAAATTGAAAACGATCGTAAATGGGTAGAAAACTCTATTACTGCTAATGGAGAAACCACCATTGAAATTAAACCGGTTTGGGGCGGTTGTTATGCGAACGTAGATATCACAGAAATCGGAGAAGGTAAAGCTGTGTTGATTCTAACTCTAGTATCAAGAACTTTACCTAATTTGAAAGAAACAGTTAGAAGTTATGAACTAGACGGAATGGAAACTATCCATACCAGTTATTAATTACACATATTGAAAGGTGGTGGCTTGAATGTGGTAAATTTGACACCAAAACAAAAAGCTTTTGCGGATGAATATATAAAAAATGGTGGCAATGCTACTCAAGCCGCCATTAAAGCAGGTTATAGTGAACGATCAGCAAGAGTAATAGGTAAGGAAAACCTAACTAAACCTAACATAATACAGTATATTAATGAACGGCTAAATCCTATCGAAAAGAAGCGCAAATTAAGTGCTGAGGACGCTTTAAATGAATTGATAGATATTTGGCAAGGAGAAGTACAAATAAGCGTGAGCAAGCAAATAGACCGCTTGGATAAAAACAAGGTTATTAAACATATGCAATATGAATATACACCAGATTTAGAAAGCAAATTGAAAGCCTTGGATTTGTATTTGAAGTATAAATCGCTATTATCACAAACGCAATTAGAAAAAGCTCAAACAGAAATAAAATTAATGCAAGCAAAATTAGAACAATTACAGATAAACTCAGAGCGTTCTACCGAAGAAAAACTTGATGAGTTGTTAGAAAAGATTAGTGGTGAATTAGATGGCACTAGTTGATATTTATAACCCAAAGCAAATCGACGTGTTAAATAAAACCATTAAGAATGATTGGTTCATTACTTTATTACATGGAGCAAAACGTTCTGGGAAAACAAAAATAAACAATGATTTGTTCCTGTTTGAATTGCGACGTGTGCGAAAGATTGCCGATGAAGAAGACATTAAGGAACCAATGTATATCCTAGCAGGAGTTTCAAGTGCAACAATCCAAAAGAACATCTTACAGGAACTATACAATATGTACAGCATAGAACCTAAATTCGATAAACATGGAAACTTTAAGCTATTTGGCGTTAAGGTAGTACAAGCATATACAGGAAACATCGGTGGTGTTGGTGCAATTCGTGGTATGACGGCATATGGTGCTTATATCAATGAAGCTTCTCTGGCTAGGCAAGAAGTATTTGCTGAAATCATTTCACGTTGTTCAGGAACAGGAGCGAGAATCCTAGCTGACACAAACCCTGATAACCCAGAACACTGGCTAAAGAAAGAGTATATCGACAATTCAAGTAAAAATATTCAATCGTTCCACTTTGAATTGGATGACAATACTTTTTTATCTGAACGCTATAGAAATAATATTAAAGAATCAACTCCAAGTGGGATGTTTTATGATCGTGACATCAAAGGGCTATGGGTTTCTGCTGAAGGTGTCGTTTATCGTGATTTTGATGCTAGCAAGCACTACATCCAGTCAAAAGACTTACCACCTTTGAGCAACTTTTATTGTGGTGTTGACTGGGGATATGAACACTGGGGTTCAATCGTAGTTATAGGTGAAACGGATGACGGAACAGCTTATTTAATCGAAGAACATGCTACTCAATTTGAAGAGATTGATTATTGGGTAGATGTAGCAAAAGGCATTCAAGAGCGATACGGCTTACGAGTGCCTTTTTATTGTGACTCTGCGAGACCGGAGCATGTGGCTAGATTTGTAAGAGAAAAGATTAATGCTAAAAATGCTCATAAAGCACGGTTATCTGGAGTTGAGGAAGTCGCCAAGAGATTTAAACAAGATAAATTGTTTATCTGTCAAGATAGAGTGATGAAATTTCGGGATGAAATTTATCAATACATTTGGGACAAGAAAAAAGGCGAGCCAATAAAAGAATATGATGATGTGCTAGACTCCGTTCGATATGCGATATATACTCATGAGCTTCTTAAGAAACCAAAAGTTAATGTCAACGAAAAGATTAAACGTGTTAAACGTATGTTTTAAGGAGTGTGAGAAATGGATAAGGTAAACGAATTTGAATACGGTGCTGATATACATTATTCGAACGACGTAAACACAAATTATGTAAAGTTTAGCGTAGACTCAAATCTTCACTATAGATTTAGCTCAGCAGAAGATTTACTAAACGATTCAGATACTTTAGCAGCAATGATAAAACATCATCATGAATATCAGGTAAAGCGGCTTAGTGTATTAGATGATTATTACAAAGCTAGAAATACAAATATCATGGATAACCGTAGACGTAGAGAAAAGGAAAAAGCGGATCATCGATCAGCACATAACTTTGGAAAAGTTCTTTGTACGTTTGATGTTGGGTACAACACAGGCAATCCTATAAAAGTGCAAATCGAGGACACAAATCAACAAAAAGAAATCGAAGAGTTTAATACTAATAATGACATAGATGGGTTAAATGCTGAACTCTGGCTTGATATGGATAAGTATGGGAGAGCCTATGAGATTATCTATCGAGATTCAGATGATACAGATTATGTTGATTTGGCTAATGTATTTGAAACGTTTGTTGTATATGATACTACAGTAAAACGAGAGCCTATTTTGGCTGTACGGTATCCTAAGACAAGATTCAACAAGGATGCTGATAAACAGTACATTCAACCAATCGTATACACAAAAGAAAAAAGTATCACTTATGATGAGACGACGCTAACAGCAATTGAGTTAAAGAATCCTCAAGATGAACTGCATGAATATAAAGAGGTACCTATTACAGAGTATTCTCCTAATCGTTTCCGAATGGGCTTGTATGAAGATGTGCTATCCTTGATTGATCTATATGATGCAGGGCAGTCTGATACCGCCAACTATATGACTGATCTAAACGATGCTCTTCTAGTTATTAGTGGTGATATTGAAGCAGCAGGACTATCCACAGAGGACGCCATCAAGCAGAAAGAAGCGAATATGCTTTTGCTTGAGTCTGGAACTGATGTGAACGGTAATAAAACAAGTGTGACTGCAGGATATATTTACAAACAATATGATGTGAACGGTGTAGAAGCATACAAAGACAGAGTACGCAAGGATATCCACGAAATATCCATGGTTCCTGATCTTACTGATGACAATTTTTCCGGAGTGCAATCGGGAGAAGCAATGAAATATAAATTATTTGGATTTGAACAAATGACGGCAACAAAGCAAAGGCTATTCAAAAAAGGCCTTATGCGGCGTTACCGTCTTTTATTTAGCCTAAAATCAAGTATTGCTGAAATGGATAACTCCGATTTGAAAGGCTTACGAGTAATATTTACACCTAATCTACCTAAAGCCATTCTGGAAGAGCTGAAATCTTTGGTTGATGCTGGAGCTGAACTCAGTCAAGAGACGATCTTAGGACTCGCTTCTTTTGTTCCAGATGTACAGGCAGAGTTGAAACGAGTAAATAAAGAAACGCAAAAGCAGATTGGCATTTTTGATTCAGATGGTGAAGAAGTAATTAACAACAAAAAAGATGAAACAGGGGAGTGATTAAATGAATTCCCAAGAATATTGGATCAAACGGGAAAAGGAATGGCAAAAGCAACAAATTAAAGATGATAAAAAGCGCATGGCAGAAATTAAAAGTCGCATGCAATACGCACAAGATGCGATACAAAAAGAAATAGACGCGCAGTGGGACAGTTTCTCCAATGGTCAGAAAATCACTCGTAGTGAAGCGATGAAGCGTGCTAGCGAAATGGATGTAAAAGCATTTGCTCGCAAGGCTAAGAAGTATGTTAAAGAGAAAGACTTTTCACCTACAGCAAACAAGGAATTGAAACTATACAACCTTACAATGCGTGTCAATCGCTTGGAATTACTAAAGGCGAATATAGGACTCGAATTGATTGCTACGTTCGATGATTTGGACAAATATTTTTCAAACGAACTAACTAAAGCCGGATTAAAAGAATTACAACGTCAAGCTGGCATTTTGGATATGACTATTTCTAAGAGCGATTACGGCAAGCGTGTTGAGCAAGTATTGAACAGTTCGTTTAAAGCAGAGGGGTTTGCTACATTCAGCGATAATTTGTGGATGTACCAAGCAGAGTTGAAAGCAGATTTGGATAAGTTGCTTGTCCGTAGCGTGACGATGGGGCGCAACCCTAAGCAATTAGCACCAGAACTGGCTAAATACCTCACTCAAGAGGGCAGGGAGAACGCTAAGTTTAATGCACAACGGTTGATGGTAACAGAGACCACAAGAGTGCAGACAGGGATTCAAGAGCAAAGCTATCGGGATGCCGAAATAGATCAATATGTTTATATAGCCGAACCAACAGCGTGCAAGAATCTGTGCGATCCGCTAAGCGGAAAGATATTCAATGTTAAGGATATGCAGCCAGGTGTTAACGCACCCAGTCTACACCCTTTCTGCCGATGCAGTACAGCACCTTATGTTGATCGTGATGCTTTTGAGAAGTCACTTAAAGAAAGAGGGTTATAACAATGGAGAAAGATTCATTTCAAGTTATATCTGACAGATTTTTAGAAACAGCATACGGAAAAAGCAAAGAAGAAATTTTGCATTTGTATCAAAACGATGCTCAATTTAAAGAAGACTATGATACCGTTAAGCAGCATTTAATTGATGTCTTAGAACCAATCGTAAAAGAAGTGTATGAAGCTGCTAGAAAGGTTATTGAGCCTGTTGTGCAATCAATAACCGAATTGGTTCAGTCTAACCCAGAGTACTTCAAAGCTTTGCAAAACAATATGAATCAAAGCGTGTTCCAAAGCGCTTCTATGTAGAGGAGAGTACGCATATGGAAAATGAAGAAGCAATTGTTAGAGCTATCGCAAGTTTAAATAAGATTCTACAAAACGAAAAAGTGCTAAGAGTATCCGTTGAAACTGATAGTGAATGGGAAGACGGTATTCAATCGATTGATATCAGCGTGAAATATTTACCTTCAGGAGATGTAAGTGAAGCCGAATAACGGGCTTTTTATTATGCCCTCTACTGCTCGGGGCAATATAAATTGAGCTGTTCCGACTGACCGGCGTAACTGGTCAAATTTATCGGGTAGCGGCGTAACCGTGGAGGATTAATCATGAAAAAACGTTTATTTATGCCAATGAACTTACAATTTTTTTCTGAACCAGGAGATGGTGGATCTGGTGATGAGGGACAACAAGGAAACCTACCAGCTGGCTCACAAGAGACACCGACCGAAGCAAAAGAAGAAAACAATACTGGCAAAACATTTTCTCGTGATGAAGTAGCGAAAATGATCGCTGCTGAGACGAATAAAGCAAAAGCAGCGTGGGAAAAAGAACTAGAAGCAAAAAAAGAAGAAGCTAAAAAGCTGGCAAAAATGAATGCGGAAGAAAAACTACAGCATGAGTTGGAACAAAAAGAAGCTGAAATCGCTGAATTAAAGCGTGGACAGGCACTATCTGAAATGACGAAAGAAGCTTCTAAAATGCTGACAGATGCAAATTTACCACACGATGATGATTTACTTGGTCTGATTGTTTCTGATGATGCAGATGCCACAAAACAAGCTGTAGCAGTCATCACTAACTTTGCTTCTTTGATTAAGAGAGAAAACGCAAGACAAACACCACCAAATGAAGGTGGACAATTTACAGCATCGAAAAATACTAAAGAAACAGTGGCTAAACTAGCTGCTAAAAATCGAATTATCAAATAGGAGGAAAACTTAATGAAAAAGAAACAACTTTTACCAATGAACTTGCAAATGTTTGCTCAAACATGGGATCCAGATAACGTAACAGTTTATGAAACTAAAGAGGGTAAAATCCCTGACAAGTATAATACTTTGATTATCAACGACATCATGGAAAACTCGAAAGTAATGCAATTGGCAAAATACGAAGAAATGACAGATAAAGAAAAGAAATTTGAATACTTTGCTGAAGGTCCTGGCGCATACTGGGTTGGTGAAGGTGAGAAGATTCAAACATCTAAACCTAAATGGTTGCAAGCGACAATGGTAGCTAAAAAGCTAGGCGTGATTATTCCTGTGTCTCGTGAATACTTGCACTACAAAATGTCAGATTTCTTCACTGTTATGCAACCTAAAATTGCTGAAGCTTTCTACAAAAAGTTTGATGCGGCTGCATTACTAAACACTGACAATCCGTTTCCACAGTCTTTAGAAGAATCTGTCGTTGCAGCGGCTAATGTTATCAAAGGTCCTTTGACTTATGACAACATTTTGGCATTAGAAGATGCTTTAGGCAAAAATGAATTTGAACCAAATGCATTCATCTCAAATCGTAAAAACCGCACGGAATTGCGTTCTGCTGCTCAAACAGTGGGAACAAATGTTGAATTTATCTATGATCGTTCAGCAAATACAATTGATGGCCTTCCTGTGGTTGACTTGAAAGCATTGGGTAAAGGTGAATTGTACGCTGGTGACTTTAACTATATGTTCTATGGTATCCCATTCAACATTTCGTTCAAGATTTCAGAAGATGCGCAATTATCTACGCTTAAAAACGAAGATGGCACTCCTGTAAACTTGTTTGAACAAGAGCTGGTTGCGTTGCGTGCAACAATGGATGTCGGCTTTATGATCGTCAAAGATGCTGCGTTCGGTAAAATTGAACCGGCGGGGGAGTAACAATCCCCGTTATAGGCGTTACTGTAACGCCTAAAACCTCAAGCGCAGTTGCGGGGACTGCTGGCAATAGACAATTAACAGCCACCGTTGCGCCACAAAACGCAACAAATAAAACAGTGATGTATTCAATTGCGCCAGTAACAAGCGGATTGACGGTTTCTTCTAGCGGTAATATCACTTGGACTGACACAGTACCAGCCGGTAAATACACGACAACAATAAAAACGGAAGATGGATCACACACAGATACTCACGTTTTGACACTGACTGAGCCGTAGGAAGGATAGGTACGAATGGCAATTAAAGATGACGTTAAGAAGCTTCTAAGCGGTTCTACAGATGATAAGCTAGAAGTTATCGAGAGACGAACTAGAGAGCGCTTAGCGTCATTGCTAGGCGTTTCTGTTACACCAGAATCACTAGAATACATCGTTTTTGACGTAACGAACAAACGTTTTAACCGAATTGGGCAAGAGGGCATGACTTCATACGCTCAAGAGGGTTTATCGATGGCTTTCCCTGATTCCGATTTTTCAGAATACGCATCGGAAATTGATGATTTCAAACGGAAAGATGACGAAGAATTGTACAAACCTAGAAAAGGGAGCGTGCGGTTCTTATGAGATTTTTAGATGAGGTTATCTTTGAAAAAGATGGAGAAGGAAATCGTTACGATCCAGAATTAGGCGAGTGGATAGAAGAAGCACCGATTACGGTAACAACAAACGCAAATGTAACGGACTTAGGAACAGATAGAAGTGTGGCGATTTTTGGGGATATACGACAAGGGGCGAAGGTTATCAGAACCATGCCTCTTTTTGTTGTTCCAAAATATGACCGCATTATTTTTAATGGAAAGACATACAAAGATGTCGCTCAACGCAGCCTGTTATCAACGAATAGCATTATCGTCCAGGAGGTGATTGCAAAGTGAAAGTTTCATTGGGTTACAAAGGTGTGGATGAGCTGCTTAAACACTTGGAAGAAGCTGTCACGCTTAGAGATGTGCAAATGGTAGTTAAAACAAATGGAGCCGAGCTTACTAAGCGCATGCAAGAAAAAGCCCGCTTTAATGGACATTGGGAAGGGGATGTGTTTGTGCACCCGACAGGCTTCACTAGACGATCAATTCGAATGTGGTTGTTGGAAGGCGGTTTTGTTGCACAAGTTGGACCGCAGAGTGATTACAGTCCGTACTTAGAATATGGAACTCGATTCATGAGCGCTCAACCTTTCGTTGGTCCCGCATTTAATGTGCAGAAAGCAATCTTTATGAAAGACATGCAGAGGTTATTCAAATGATTAAGACAAGAGATCAGTCGATTTTTGATGAACTTTTTAAAATATCCCAAAACAAACTTGGATATAAAACATACGATTACAAAACTTTAGAGGATGTTGGTTATCCCTTTGTGGAATTTGAGAACACTCAGACCATCCATGAAGTAAATAAAACTGACATTAAAGGGTCTGTGATTGTGGTTTTATCCGTTTGGGGATTACAGAAGAAACGAAAGCAGGTGTCAGATATGGCATCTGCTCTTTTTAATGAAGCTAGATTGATAGAAGCCACAGAAGGCTATTATTGGGCTTTAAATTATCAAGCAAGTGGAATTCAAGTGATGGACGACACAACAACCAATACGCCCCTAAAACGAGCGGTTGTCACACTTGAATTTAGAATTAGATAGGAGGAAGAACATGGAAGCATTAAAAGGTATTGATGTCATTTTGCTTTATCGCTTATTGAAAAAAGAAACTCAGGAAGCTGCTTGGAAAATGGCATTTCAAACAGAACATGAAAATGGATTATCAAGAGATTCAGACTCTACAGTGACAAAAGACGGAAACGTTCAAAGTTTAAGCCCGGTTGAATATGATTTTTCGGCTACTTCAATAGTTGCTAAAGGAGATTCTCATGTAGATGAAATGAAACAAGCCTTATTAAATGGCGATATCATTGAAATTTGGGAAATCAACAAAGCAGAACAGGGAACAGATGATAATGCAAATAAGTACAAAGCTACTTATTACCAAGCATATGTGTCTGAATTTACTCCATCGGCTGCTGCAGAGGATAACGTTGAATTAAGTTTATCATTTGCAGTAAATGGTGTTGGTCAAGATGGTTATGCAACCTTGACAGAAGATCAAGCTGCTGTCGTTCAATATACATTCAAAGATACCGTGAAAGCAACTGCACCAGGAAAATAAGAGGGCTTAGATGCTCTCTTTTTTATTTTAGGAGGATGAAAAACATTGAAATTAAAAATTAAAGGTAAAGAATATTCGTTTAAATTTGGCACTAAATTTGTACGTGAATTAGACAAAGTGATGCCTTTCATCGATGGAAATATGGAATTCGGAATGGGACTCTCAGCAAAAGTCTTACCGGAATTACGTTCTTATAATGTCAACACGTTGTCACGAGTCTTAGAAATAGCAAATAGAACAGAAGAAGAAACTATTACGTTGGATGAAATGGATGATTACATCGATGAAGTTAAAGACATCGAAAAATTGTTTGATGAAGTCCTAAAAGAATTGGCTGAGTCGAATGCGGGAAAGTTAGCGGTCCGAAACCTGAATCAGAAATTGAAAGAAGCGGAAAAACAACAAGCGGAATAGATTCTGCACTTGCATATGAACAAATTCTTATCAATTCTTTTCGATATTTGGGAATGAACAATATCTCAGATATCGAAAGAATGACTTTATATGAATACAACATTCGTATGACTGCAGCCCAGTTATCTTGGCTTGACAAAGAAAAGTTGATTCACGAATTAGCGTGGGCAAATCAGCAAGTACAAGCGGAGAAAAAAGTAGGCAAAAAGACAGTTCCTGTATATCGATCTTTTGAAGAATTCTTCAATTATCAAAAAATCGAAGATTCGATCATGGGAGTTTCCGAACTTTCAAAACAAGATAAAAAATTCCAAAGCTTACTAACCAAAGCTAACTCTTGAGGAAAGGAGGAAAATCATGGAACAATTTTCTGTTGAAGCCTTATTAAAAGCCACAGATAGTGGATTTGTAAAGACTTTTAAAGATGCGCAAGATGCTGTTAAAACTTTTGAAAAGAATTCAAATAGTATGACAACCGCTGTTGGTAAAGTGATGCAAGGTACTGGTGCCGCAATGACAAAGTATATTACCACACCTCTTATAGGAGTAGGCGTAGCAGCTGCTAAAGTTGGTGGTGACTTTGAAGCACAAATGAGCCGTGTAAAAGCTATATCGGGAGCAACTGGCGACACATTCGAACAGATGAAACAGCAAGCGATTGATCTAGGAGCAAAAACTGCTTTTAGCGCAAAAGAATCAGCTGCTGGAATGGAAAACTTAGCTTCTGCTGGATTTAGCGCACAAGAAATCATGAAAGCAATGCCGGGTCTTTTAGACTTAGCAGCTGTATCTGGAGGGGATGTGGCTCTAGCTTCTGAAAATACTGCTACTGCTTTGAGAGGATTTGGTTTAGAAGCAAGTGAAGCAGGACATGTCGCTGATGTATTTGCTCGTGCTGCTGCGGATACCAATGCTGAAGTTGGAGACATGGGAGAGGCATTGAAGTATGTTGCTCCTGTAGCCAATTCAATGGGTATTTCTTTGGAAGAAACTGCAGCAGCTATTGGTATTATGAGTGACGCGGGCGTGAAAGGGTTAAAAAAATGTGGCCCAGTTGTTGAGAAATCAACTTCCGATAAAAATCAAGTGAATTCGGGGAACTCTAAGTTAATTTATATAGATTTTAGAATGAGATACGCTGGTTAATAACGTAATAATGCGGTATAATTATTATGGTGATGAAAATGAAAAGATTGACTGATGATGAATTTAAAAACAAAATTAAATCATTGCATGGAATCGCAGTAACACCTTTGGAACAATATGTCAACACAAGATCGAGGATGCCATTTCTTTGCAATGTATGTGACAAATCGTGGGAGACTGTAGTCGCAAATGTTTTAGGTGGTAGTGGTTGCCCTAACTGTGCTAAAAATGTTAAAAAGACTAATGATATTTTTAGAAAAGAAGTATTCGATTTAGTCGGAAGTGAGTACACGGTTCTTAGCGAGTATCTAGGGAAAGATGTAAAAGTGAAGTTCAGACACAATAAAGATGGTTTCGAATTTATGATGACACCTCACAGTTTTCTTTCTGGACAAAGAAGTCCAAATCAAAGATACAAATCCTCTGCGAAAAAGAACACGATACCTTTTGAAAAAATCAATATAAAAATGTCGGAAGTCACAAACGGTAAATATGAAATTGTTGGTGATTTCATTGCAACTAGCCACCCTGCTACCATAAAATGTAATATGTGCGGCAAATTATTTAAAAATCGACCAACAAGAATTATTCAAGGTGGTATCGGGTGCCCCAATTGTTACAAATCAAAAGGCGAAGATATTGTTGAGCAATATTTAATCGACAATAATTATAATTACCAAAAACAATTCAAGTTTCAAGATTGTAGAAATAAAAGGGCGTTACCTTTTGATTTTGCTATCTTTGAAAACGGTAGCCTAAAATTTTTAATAGAGTATGATGGCATTCAACACTTTGTACCGAAATTTGGCATAAAATCTTTTGAATCAATTCAATTAACCGACTCGATTAAAAATAAATATTGTGAAAATAATGATATAAATCTCATCAGAATCAAATATATACGTAGTCAGAATACGGAAATTTTTAAATCAAAAATAATCAGTCAATTAGAATCTAAAATTAATATGACAATCCCGAGCCAAGCCTAGATGGAAACACTAGGAAGGTGTAACGACTAGATAAAGTAACCTAAGCGAAAGCAGTCATTAACGTGATTGCTTTTTTGTATGGCGAAATATCCACGAGCGCTTGACATCTTACTATTAAGTTAAAGATGAAGATATAGTCTGAACTCATAGGAAACTATGAGAAGTAAAGGATAAAGAGCCTTTACGATAACAAAATGCACAAGCCGGTACAACGTTGCGAGGAGCATTGTCTAGGTTAGCAAGGCCAACAAAGGCTATGCAAGATACAATGGATAATTTAGGTGTTTCGTTTTATGATGCTGACGGTAAAATGAAACCTTTAAAAACTCAAGTAGAATTACTTAAAAAAGCTTTTGAAGGCCTGACGCCTGAACAACAACAAAATGCTTTAGTAACACTATATGGGCAAGAATCATTATCAGGGATGATGGCCTTGATTGATAAGGGACCTGACTCATTAGGTAAATTAACTAAATCGCTGAAAGATTCTGATGGTGCAGCTGATAATATGGCTCGGACCATGCAAGATAATATGAATTCTTCCATCGAGCAAATGTTTGGAGCTTTTGAGTCAGCAGCTATTGTAATTCAAAAGATTCTAGCACCATCGATCAAAAAAGTAGCAGATGCCATATCCGGCTTAGTAGAAAAATTTGTAAGTGCTCCAGAATCAATTCAAAAATTAGTGGTTGCTATTGGCTTAATTGTTGCTTCTATAGGGCCACTATTATTAATTTTTGGTCAAGTCGTCGTAACTCTTCAAAGAGTAAAAGTTGGGTTCACGGCTATACAAGCAGGGCTAGCTTTAATGGGGACATCAATGAGTGGCGTAATTTTACCTGTTTTAGGTATTGTCGCAGCTATTTCAGCATTAATAGCAATTGGAGTTCTTGTCTATAAAAATTGGGATAAAATTGCTGCTTTTGGTAAACAGGTTTGGAAAAATATTACAATGTTTGTATCAGACACAGCTAATTCCATAAAAAAAGTATGGAAATCTACAGGAGAATGGTTTAACAATTTATGGAAGTCCATTAAAGAAGGCGCAGACAATGTTTGGACTACAATTCAAGAAGCCCCTGGGAAAGCGGCAGATTGGATCAAGAATAAATGGACTGAAACAAAAGAGTTCTTTTCGAGTATATGGGATGGCATCAAAGAAGCTGCCAGTTCCGCTTGGGAAGGAATTGTAAACATTCTAGCACCGTATGTTATTGCCATAAAAAATGTTTTTCAGCCAATGATTGATTTCTTTACGAACCTATGGTCTCAAATTGGATCAATCGCAGGTTCTGCATGGGAAATTATAAAAACTGCTGTAATGGGTCCAATTCTACTTTTGATTGATTTGATAACAGGCAATTTTAATCAGTTAAAAGAAGATGCATCGATGCTGTGGACTACATTAACCACAAATATCCAAAACATTATCACAACATTTGTAGATATAGTTGTTGGTTATTACACAGCCTTAAAGGATACTGTTATAAATATCTGGAATGTGTTAGCTTCTACTATCAAAGATGTGTGGAATTCTTTTACTACATGGATCAAAGAGACAACTAACAATATTGTAAATAGTATTAAACAGGGATGGAGCAACCTAAAACAAGGGACAATCGATCTGTTTAATAATATGATTCAAGGAGCGAAAGATTTATGGAATTCTTTCAAAGCTTGGTTTATTAATCTAGTTATTGGAACTAAGGACAACATCATTCAGGGATGGGAAAACCTAAAACAAGGTACTATAGATACTTTCAACAATTTAGTAAATGGTGCTCAAGAGGCATGGGATAATTTAGTAAATGCTGTTAGTGATACGGTGGATAGAGTAACTGGCTGGTTTGACAATCTGAAAAATATTAACTTGTTAGAAGCCGGTAAAGCTATCATGAGTAGTTTGTTTGATGGGTTGAAAGAGAAGTGGAAAGGTGTTCAAGATTTTGTTGGAGGCATCGGTGATTGGATTCGTGAACACAAAGGACCTATCCAATACGATAGAAAGCTATTGATTCCAGCTGGTCAGGCTATTATGAATGGTCTGCATAAAGGTCTGATGGGAGGATTCAATGATGTACAGAATACTGTTGGAAGTATGGCAGACTTTATCGCGGAACTTTTCAATGCAAATCCTGATGTAGATATAGCTGCAAATCTGAAAAATGCAAATAAAAACATTGGTGCACAAGTTGAACATAAAGTAAATATGGGCGGCTCTACTAAACCAGCTGTATTTAAATTCAATCTTGGAAGACAATCATTTAGATTGTTTGTGGACGATATTTCACAAGCTATGGGCGAAGGTGCAGACATTAATCTGGAATTTTAGGAGGGAATATTTTGGATCAGCGAGAAAATAAAATGTACTCATTCAAAGATACAACTATTAATCTCAATAGTTCTAAACGATTCCTTCCAACGTCTGCCATGATGTACGATGGAATGTATTTAGAAGATTTGATTGAGGGGTATCAAACACTCACGGTGGAAGGTAGAGAAATGCTTTCTGTAGAAGTTGAACAGCAAGATATACAAATTGGTTCAATCATTACAAATCAGAAAATACCTTCAAGAACACTAAAAATAACATACAAGTTGGAAGACAGAGATCCAGAAAAACTACAGTTTAAATTCAAAGAGCTGTTGAATTATTTATACCGGAATGAAGACGTGGAAATTAGGTTTCATGATGAATTAGATTTTTATTACTACGGTCGCTATACATCAACTGATACTGTTCCAGGAGACTCCAACTCTATTATTTCAAGTTTTAATGTATTTTGTGCGGACCCACTAAAGTATACGAAAGAATGTGTTAGTGATGGCTATATTGGAAATCCGATACAGTTTCCTATAACACCAAGAAAAATTGAAGTCACTTTATCCATGAATAATTCAATCAAAATTACAAACGGAGAACAAAATATCATGATTACTGATGCGGCAATAAAAACAGGAGACGTGTTGGTTTTTGATTTTTCCGATGAGCAGGTAACTGTAAACGGAGAAGATTGTACTTCTATGATTGATTTAGAAAGTGATTTTGAGAACTTTTATCTTAAGCAAGGTCAGAAGATAACTAGCAATAATGGGAAGCTTAAAATATTCTATAGGGGGGCGACAATTTGAGTGAGACAGTTTATTTCTTTGATCACTTGCAAAAACTTATTAAAAGGAAAAATACAAGAAGTTTGATTGAAGTCTCCCAAGAAAAAGAAATTAGTTCTGATAAGAGCGATCTAATGAAAGATACTCTATACGTTACGACAAAATATGATAAAGAAATAGAGGATGCAAGATATATGGCGATTCGTGAAAACGAGTCGTCTTTTTCGTTGTATCGAATTACTAAAGTTAGCGACCCATCTGAAACATTAGAGTTTACAGGGTTAGGATTTGCGACAAATGAATTAGATGCTTACATCATCAAAGATATTAGACCGAGTGGGCAGCCCTTAAAAAATGTCCTTGATCGATTGATTGAATTTACTGAAGGAAATTGGCGCGTTGGTCACGTAGAAGCAATGTTACCTGCAGTAACTGCAACTTTTTACTATGTCTCTGTAAAAGAAGCGTTGAAAGAATTACAAACCTTAGGCATGGAATTTGTCTTTAGGTGTTCTTTGAATTCTGATGGAATAAAGGATAAATGGATCGAAGTATATGAACAAATTGGTGAAGAATCGAATACACGTTTTGTATATGGTAGTAAAGCATTAACAGTTGTAAGAGAGATAGATAGAAGCTCAATCTCAACTTCAATGATAGGTCGTGGGCGAGGCGAAGAGGTTGGTGACGGATACGGTAGAAGAATTGAATTCACTGATGTTGAATGGAAAAAGTCGAATGGTGATCCTTTAGATAAGCCTAAAGACCAAAATTGGCTTGAAGATCCGGAAGCAACTCAAAAGTATGGGATACCACAAAAAGATGGATCAATGAGAAAACGAGAAACCGTAGTAGTGTTTGATGATATAGATGATCCAACAGAATTACTTAAAAATACTTATTCAACCTTAATCGATTCTGCTAGACCGTTAGTACAATTCAAAGCTGAAGTCACTGGAGGAGATGTGATAGGAAATACAGTGACTATTCACAGATACGATAAAGGTTATCACTATAAAACTCGTATTTATAAAACTACATTCAATCGGCTTACCGGTCAAACGAATATCGAACTAGGGGATAATTTAACACAAGATGTTAGAAAACAAACGGCTTCTATTGTCAATAATATTAATAGTTTAGAATCTAGCAAAATGACATTTTACGAATCAACAGAGATTGGAAAATATCAAGATGACATTATGCGAGGCGCAGGAGATAATGGCGGTTCTATTTATTGGGTAAATGGAATTGAAGCTGGTGTTAGTGATAGTAGAGAAATCTATGAAACTGTTTATATGGATGGACCTAACATTCCTAGATCACGCTTTTTTATGGTCCAAAATAACTCAGGAATATCTTTCAAACAGTGTAAAAAAGGTGAATGGCAAACAATCCAAGATGTACACAATGGCGATAGCACGACCGCGTGGACGTTGGATGGAACTTTCAATGCTAATTTTATTAAAGCAGGAATTCTTTCAGGTATTCTCGTGCAAGGGGTAGCTTTAAAGACATTGGATGATAAAGATTTCCAATTAGTGGCAGAAGGAGGACAACTTTCTTTTGAAAAAAAGGTCATTTCAACTGGGCTTGACGATGTTCACGGAGAATCGCTTGGATCCATCGTAGCAACTTATGGAGGCGGAAAAATAAATGGGTTTGCTGTATGGAAAGAACCAAACTATATTTTTTCCATTAACGCTGGGGACGGCGGCGATCGAGGAAATCCTGTTTTTCAAATTCCAGCAGATGTTACTGCTGATAAGCGTAAATATAATCTTTACGGTGATGGTAAATTTTCAAAAGGGAATATAACCATGGATGGCCGTCTAGATGTCAAAGAATTATATGTGAATGGCGTTAAAATCGATACAAACGGTGGTGGCAATACCGGAGGAAACGATAACGGTTGGAATGGACAATATCCACCAAAAGTAACTACTGATCGGGATAAACGTTATTGGCAGATTTGGGCAATGGCAATAGGTGCTGGCTTTACTAAACAAGCTGCTGCAGCTTTACTTGGCAATGCACAAGGAGAATCAGATGCTAATCCAACCGCCGACGAGGGCAATGGCGCACCAGGATTCGGTTATGGTGTATGGCAATGGACCGATTCTTCTGGCGCAACTAGCGGACGTGTTTACATGATCAATTTAATGACAAAGGCTGGCATCAGTGATGATCCAGACACGATCACGGCACAGTTCAAATTGTTGATGTGGCATGCACCAAATGGTCAATGGATCGCAACTAGCGCTTATCCTTATACATGGACACAATTCATGAATCTGACCGATATCAACACTGCAGCACAAGCATTCGTGGCTAACTTTGAACGTCCACGTGATCCACATCCAGAACGGACGACATGGGCACAAGAATGGTACGACAAATTCAAAGATTTGGAAATTCCTGCATCAAAAGGATATATAAAACCAATTGCAGATCCAATCAGAGTGACGAGTGAATTTGGCTGGCGCACTTCTCCAATTACAGGCGCACAAGAATTTCATAACGGTATTGACCTTGTAAATGGAAATCCTAATACACCTATCTTTGCTTCAGCAGATGGCGAAGTTATCGTTGCAGGTGATGCAAATTACTTTGACTGGTATGGAAATTGGACAGTGATTAAACACGCTGATGGAATGTATACAGGCTACGCACATCAAAGCCGAGTAGACGTCTCAAAAGGTCAGAAGGTAACTGCTGGTCAGCAAATTGGACTGATGGGCACTACTGGACCGTCAACAGGAGAACATTTACATTTTCAATTTATGGATGAGTTTTATCCATCATCGGCAGCACATTTTCATAATGCAAGAGATTATATTAGTTTTTGATAAGGAGGTAAGAAAGTGCCTAAACATAAAATGATTTTGAGTACGACAGAGCCAAATAATAATATTCCGCTTATTCGTATCATTCAAGATGATAAAAATAGCCAAATTTTCGAGGCTGAAATAGTTGAAGAAGGACAACTTTTAAATTTTGATAATAAAGTTGTCTTTTTTAACGCACAAATTGGTCCTTATAAAGTGCGAGATAAGGTAGAATCCGTTGACTATGCTAACAGTCGTGTTTCTTATACACTGATCGATGCGTTTCTACAAAAGGTTGGTGAATTTGAAGGATGGTTCAGTTTCGCTGACAGCGAAAAACCAGAATCTGATTTATTTAGTACGATGTGCTTCAATTATCGTGTACTTCCTGGTATTCGCAAAAACATTTGGGAAGGAAATTACTTTTGGGATTTACAAGAGTTAGCCGAGTACTATAAGAGGTACAAAACTTTGATTGCAGGGATTGTGGATAATAAAGATTTTAGCGACTTGATTGATAAAATTGCGGAGATTGATGGACGTACCAATCGATTAGATAATTTTGCAACAGCTACGAAAACTGAAGCAGAGCAAGGAGTGGCTGCCAACAAATTTATGACGCCACAACGAGTAGCTCAACAAACAGACGCAAGATTGGCAACTAATGAAGAAGCTCAGGAGGGAACAAGTAACAAAAAACTGATGACTCCTCAAAGTGTTGCACACTCTATAAGGGAAATGGCGGTAACTACCTCAGGCGATCAAGATGTGAAAGGAAAAAAGAATTTTTTAGAAGTTCCTAAGTATAATGGAAAATCGCTCATTCCAACTTCGTCAAATCTATACATTGATTCAGGGTTTAAGAATTACACTACCGGATGGGTCAGAATGGAACGATATGGTGAACTAATTATCATTCATTATTCGTTATCTCCTAAAAATAATAGTGGTACATGGATGACGATTATTGATTATAACACGATTTTGCCTGAATACAGATTGGCAGGACAAGCATATAGTTCTGGGGGAATAGGCTCTTCTGAAATTGCGGATGCATCTTGTGTTGTAGGTATGAATGAACAAGGCTTACAATTTGCTTCTTGGAATCGTCCAAGTGGTGTAGCACCATTTACCGGCCAAATCATCGGTATAGCTTTAAATAAATAAAAAAGGAGGCTAAAAAATGCCTATACGTAAAGAAAAGAAAATAAAAGTAGTTCCAACAACGACCGGAAGGAGGGAAGGCGGCGATAACCATCTTTTTTATAGTTATGACGATTCTAGCGCACGTTTTGTATTCGAGTTTAAAAACCCCGACGACACGGCGCTTGACTTGTTAAACGCAACGCCGCAAGCTTTACTGATTCTTCACGAGGAGAGCGGCGATAAAAAGGTTGTCATGGAAGAGCTAGGAACCATCAGCGTTATTGACGGCTTAGTAAGCTTCGTTATTCCCGATAACGTGTTAGGATTCCGAGGTAAGTGTGATTTGTATATAGCTCTAGCGTTTGCAGACGGTTCTAGTTCAGATGAGGTACACGTAGCGTTTACGATTGAAGAAAGTCCCTTCAATAAAACTTACGAAGAAGCGGCAGATTATTATATCAAGAGCTTCGATGTATTGCTGAAAGAGGTGGAACTAGCTACAACAAACGCAATCAACGAAATCAATGAGCAACTTCCGCAAGTGCAAAGCAGACTTGAAAACGTAGAAAATGGCCTTCGTGTTGCAGAGGGTGAACTCGAAGAGCTTCTCGATGGTATGAACTTACAAACGATGTACTCCAACAGCATCGACTTCGGGAACTATGATTATTCGGGGAATCCGAATTTAATGGCTAATATAAACGCTGACAGCTTCTCGCAAGATACTGGTGCTTTATCTGTTATTGATGATGGTGACGAGGTAGTGGTCACGCTTGACCCAAACCATAAATTAGATTTATACAAAGTGAAAAGTCAACCAGCTCTGGTAGTAGGCGAAACATATAACATGAGCGTAGAAATTATGTTAGAAGATGATTTCACTGGAGACCCTAGTACGATAGCACTAGGATATTTTAAAATGCCTAATTGGGTCCCAGCACTAACTACGCCTAATACATTAACTACTGCTAAGGGTGTATGGCAAAAGCTAACTGTTACCGCTAAAATGACTACTGCGATTGATAACGCTGAAAGTTGGTATGTAACACTATATAATCAAGACGCCAATAACAGCCTATCCGGCAAACTACGTTTGAGACACGCTAAACTTGAAGCTGGTTCAACAGCTACACCATACCAGCCTAATTTACTAGACGCACCGTACTATTTGAGTAAAGTACCGTTAGGTAAAAATATTTCAGATCCTGCTGTACAATTTCCAATTAAATCTAGCGCGTACGAAATATATAAAGGTAACACGGAAGAAGAGCTTATGATAGGTCAAACGTATACTATCACGCTTAAAGGAATAAAACCCGCGAGTCAAACATTTGCAGCGTATAATGATGGGGTTATTAGTTTTGGAAACCTAAAGCCAGTTGAGGGATTGACAGACGTATGGTCACTAACATTCACACCAACGAAACTTGAACCGGGTTTGCCTAAAGACCTTCGCATTTTTCAGTCGCCTAAAGAAACGGCCGGCGCATGTCAAATCGACTGGCTCAAGATCGAAAAAGGCAACACCCGAACCCCGAATATTGAGCAATATAAATACCGAGGAATCGGCATGCGAGACTCAAACAATCCAAAAGATTATGTATGGGATCTAGCACCAGAATATGTCGAAGACAATCTGGTCACAGATGTTAAAATTTCTGAAATCACAGGCAAAGCAAACAATTATACCGATAGGAAAGTATCGGAGATTAATTCGCAGTTGACTGCTTCAATTAATGAAGTTGATGAGAAGGTTACGAAAAATACTGATGATTTGACAAAAACGATTAGCGCAAACAAAACTGCGGCTGAAAGTTATGCGGACACCAAGAAGACAGAAGCAGTAAATGATTCTAAAAAATACACAGACGAAGCGATAACTAACATTACGCCAAATCGTACTTCACTTCGAATTGAATCTGGTTTTAGCGATGGTTTCACTGGCTGGGTCACTTTTGAGCGTATAGGTGACATAGTCATTGTAAGTTATGCGTTGAGTCCGTCAACAAATACAGGCACATGGAAAACACCGTTACCTATAGCTAGTATTCCTGAGGAATTTCGTTTCAATAGTAATGCTTACAGCACTGGTAGTATTGCAACTTCAAATATTAGCAACGATGTTTGTCAGGTAGGTATGAATGCATACGGCTTACAATTTGCTTCTTGGAATCGAACGGCAGGTATAGCGCAATTTGCGGGGCAAGTCACTGGGGCGGTGAAAAGCCGAGAAAAGTAACAACCTGATTATTCCTAAATATATCCTACATGCAGGGAATAGTCAGGAGTATCCAGAAAATTCATTGCCAGCTTTTTATAAAGCGCCAAAAAATATAAAGGCATATGAAAATGACATTATCAATACGAAAGATAATGTGTGGGTATTGATGCATGACTTAACAATTGATCGTACGACAAACGGCACTGGTTGGGTTCAAGAAATGACTTTTGATGAATTAAGAAAGTATCGGATAGACGTAGGACCAAACATTGATAATCTGACAGACGCTGAAAAAGTTATCCCGTCACTAGAAGAGTATTTGCAAGCATGTGTAGCAAATGAAGCTGTGCCAGTTATCGAATTGCGGCAACGAAATTATCCGATGGCAGCCTACTTAACATTGTACGCAACAATTTCAAAATATATTCGTTTGAACGATTGTGTTTTGATGAGTTTTGGAATCGACGTAGTAAAAGCTTTACGTGCACATTTACCGACTGCGAACATTTGGTGGATCACGTATAATCTAAATGACGATGTACTAAATACGTGTAAACAGTATAATTTCGATGTGGATGTGATTCAAGATGCAGAAGATTTAACTGCAGAACGAGTACAAGTTTTCCATGAAAATGGTATTGAGGTGAACACGTGGACTCTATATAAAAAAGAAGATCACCAACGTCTGTTAGATTGTAATGTGGATCATATTACAACAACGATCAATGATATTAATTTATGA